ACCATAACATGTAATACTAAAACGTCTAAGTAAACCTTTTTGTTCTAATCTATTTTTTTGTTGAACATCAAAAAGAAATTTTGACATACATAATATTCTCTCTAAAAATTGATTATAATATGGTCTATCAGCATATAAAAATGCTAAGTAAAAACTCAACATGGTATCTATCGTCGCTATTTTTACTTTTTCACCTTTTATATTAAGAATGTTATAACTATGACAAGCGATTGGTTTATATATTATAACAATTGTATCGCTTCCTATTTTAACCTCATAATGTTCGGGTACCACTTCTCCAACTGGTTGTCTTTTAATTATTTTAACATTTTTAACATTTACATCTTTTAAACGTTCTTTTATTATTTGTGATGTTGTTTCTGGATCATTTGATAATACATCAAAATCTGCTATTCTTTCTAATTTATGTTGAAGATTTTTTGGCATGTATTGAGAATACAATGAAATGGCATATCCGCCAAAAAATACTACACCTTGATTAACAAGAGTATTTCTAACATTATCATAAATATCGTCTTCCTGTGTTTTATTTTCCATAGCTCTTTGAAACTCAACATCATTACAATTTACATTTGTAATTGGATAGTGTTTGTTTAAAAGTGCTAAACGCTTCATTACTTTTTCCCATCTACTTGTATCTCCAGCTGGTCTCGATAACTCTAAATACATTGACATTCTTAAATAATTTGGCGGGGTATATAAAATTCCTCCTACTCTTATAGCATCTTTTTTAAGAGCATTATATATTGGTTTTGGTAAAAGAGTAATATCAGCTACTGGAATATAATTCACAAAAACCTTATATGTTCCATGATGTTGTCCTGCTTTTGCTTCTACATCTGTGAAACCCTTTTTGTAATATATATCTGCTAATTCCTTTGCATCATCTAAAGCATTTACAGTAAAAAAATCATAATCTGGCACCTCCAATTCTTTGTTGTAAAATTGATCTTCGGTTGGCAATATATTATTAATTGCTGTCCCTCCATAACAAATTAAATTTTTTTGTTTAATGAAGTCTTCTACTATTTTAATAATATTTCTGATATCATCTGAATTTACAACACGTTTTGCTATTTTTTCTTCAGCTTTGTCAACTGCCATTCTTAATATTGCTAATTCACAGTCATCAAATGTTAAATCTTTACAAATATTTTTTGATTTCATACTTTCTTATATATTATCTAGAATTAATTATTAAATAAAATTGAAAAGTAATTTAATAATTAAACAGTATTTATTAAATTATATAATGACCGAACTTCTTGATTCCACTAGTTTATTAACAGTTAATAATATTACCCCTGCTACCAGAAGGAAAAGAATTTCTGCGGAATTAAAACAACTTATAAATATAGTTGAATTCGGCAATTTATCATTTACTAATGATTTAGATTCACTTGTATTAACAATAATAGATAATAATATAACTCCTCAATTTAACACATTCTCATTTGTTTTACCAAATGAATACCCATTCAGACCTCCTAAGGTCATTATAAATGGTCAAGATTATACAAGTTTATTAAAATTTACTTGTCGTGAAAAATTAGATGTTTTAAAGTCTTTAACTAATAAAAGTTGTTTATGTTGTAATACAGTTACTTGCTATGATAATTGGTCACCTGCGATGACATTTATTGATATTCTTTCAGAAATAAAGAATAATTTTAAACTTATAGATAAAATTATATTACAAATATCGTTTAATAAATTTAAACTAATTTTAAGTGATGTTTACAAAAATAATGAAACTAGGAAAAACATGGAAAAATTTATTTAATATTTAAAACTATAAAAATCGGTACTTGCTTTACGTGTAGAATAAGAGTAAGCAGGATTTTGTGGTGTTGGGGTTGGAATTGTAACAGGTTTGTATCGTAGGTCTTCTGGTTTTAATGAAAAAGCATAACCTGCTCTATCAAAAAACTCAGCATTTTCCATCAACAAATTATCAACTAATTGATAACGCATAGCAACCATTTGACATCCATAAGCTCTACATAAAGTGGCGCTTGGATTAGCCGGACTTACACCACTATCAGGGAATACAATTGTCATACCTCTTCTATTAAATTCAGTTAATTCTTGAGCATCCGGATTATTTTTTATACCATAATAATCAGTTGCTCTTACAAATACAGAATTACTAGTTAAATTTACATATTCAAGAAATTCCTTACTTTCTAAAAACGCGTTATTAATTTTGTCAACAATTAAAATAACTTTGTTTTTGAAATTTAATAAAGGCATATTTCCTAAATTTTTACCTGAATTTTCAAAACTATACTCTTTACCAAGCATTATATTATCATATGATTTGAATATATCAGCTAATTTTTTATACATACCTTGGTTGTTACTTTTAATTCTTAAATGAATTAAAATGGGATCTGTAGAATTTGGACATGTGCCTCCAGCAAAAGCATAATTATTAATTGTATCCATTACACTTCCAAAACTAACCGAGTTAAATGTTTCCTTAACATAATAATCATTAGATGTACTTGTAGCAACAACAGGTTGATTATTTACTGAGTAAATTTCAAAGTCTAAACACCTAACACCTTGCTTTAGAACTGCTTTTAAATTACAAATATTTACAAAATCATTTTTATAACTTCCTCCTGAGCAAGCATTATACGCTGTTTTAATATAATAATCATATAAATTGAATTTACAGTCTGGATCATTGGCTGTAATTGGTCTTATACTACCATCAACAGTAGAATACAAATTATTCATATAATCACATTGACTATTATCTAATTTACTTAGGTAAATCATGTAACCAATAAATATAATCAGAATAATAAAAATAAATGCCATTATCATATAACTCTGGAAATCTTCATCTAAAGATTTCAATTTTGACAAATAATCTGTAGGTTGGCTTGACATTAATCTAATATATTATATTATTTTTAATTTTAGAAGCAATTTAAAATAATATATAATGAAGTAATACTATAATTTAAAAAATAATGATTATATATACTAGATATGGCAGGCGGATTAATGAACCTTGTAGCAACAGGACAACAAAATGTAATTTTAAATGGTAACCCAAGTAAAACATTTTGGAAGGCTGCGTATAAAAAATATACTAATTATGGCAAACAAAATTTTCGTTTAGATTTTGATGGAACACCTTCTCTCAGTTTAACAACTGAATCTACATTTAACTTTAAGGTTAAAAGATATGCTGATCTTCTTATGGATTGTTATATTTCAATTAACTTACCTACTATTTGGAGTCCTATTTTCCCTCCACAAGCTGTAACTCAGTCTGACGGTTCTATCGTATATACCGATTGGGCGCCATATGAATTCGCATGGATTCAAAATATTGGTGCTCAAATAATTAGTAGAATTACTATTAATTGTGGTAACCAAAAATTACAAGAATATTCCGGACAATATATTTTAGCTTCAGCACAAAGAGATTTTAGTGGTTCAAAATTAGCACTATTTAATGAAATGACTGGGAATATTCCTGAACTTAATGACCCAGCAAATTCGGGTTCGCGTGTAAATGCTTACCCAAATGCCTTTTTTCAGGGCATGCCACCACCAAATCAAACAGTGCCCAATCCAGCTGGTGCTCAACCTTCTATAAATGGCAGAACTTTGCTTATTCCTTTAGGCGCATGGTTTAATTTGGTGACAACACAAGCATTTCCATTAGTAGCTCTTCAATACAATGAACTTCAAATTAGTGTATCATTTAGACCTGTAAATGAATGGTTTACTATTCGTGATGTAATTGACTATACAAATAATTTTCCAGTAGTTGCTCCAAATTTTAATCAATTTTACATGCAGTTTTATAGATTTCTTCAAACACCTCCTGACCAAACATTAGGTCCTACATCCTATGTAGATACTAGAACAAATTGGAATGCTGATATTAATCTAAATTGTACGTATTGCTTTCTCTCAAATGACGAATCTGAAATATTTGCTAAGAATGAACAAAAATATTTGATTAAACAAGTATATGAAAAACCATATTATAATGTAACTGGACCTAACAAGATTGATTTGGATTCAATAGGTATGGTTATCAGTTGGATGTTTTATTTTCAACGAAGTGATGCTAATTTACGTAATCAATGGTCTAACTATACAAATTGGCCTTACGATTATATGCCTCAGGATGTAACACCTGCTTCTACTGCTGGTAACTACCCAAATCCAGACCAATCAGGTCCACCACCCCCACTTCAACTCGGCCCCGGTTTGAATCCAGATGGAACATTAAGTGGCCTTTACACTACTGGAGTGTATAATCCTCAAAATATAAAAAATATTTTGATTGCTCTAGGCATTCTTTTAGATGGGCAATATAGAGAAAATGTTCTACCTGTTGGAGTTTATAATTATATAGAAAAATATGTTAGAACTGCTGGTTTTGCACCACCTGGATTATATTGTTATAATTTTTGTTTAGATACAAATCCTTTTACAATACAGCCTTCTGGAGCAATGAATATGAGT